TCTGGTCTCGATCATTCGCAGCTTCAAGAATGTGCCGATGGTTATGGCAGACCATCGGTGCGCTGGTTGCTCCGCTTTGCCGAAAAGAATCACATCATCGAATCATGAATGCAGCACTTCAGGACATGCTCAACCAATACCAGCCGAAAACGCCAACTGACTATCAGAACGCGGCGCGAGAGGTCGTTCAAGAAATCGCTCTGTTAGGCCTGTGGCGCGGAGGGTTCTTCGACCATGCAGCCTTCTATGGAGGCACCGCGCTGCGCATCATGCATGGTCTGCGTCGCTTCTCGGAGGATCTCGATTTCACCCTCCTGCGTGAAGGAGACTCGACACGATTGGAAACATACCTCCCAGCGATTGCGACGGAGTTGGAATCATGGGGCTTTCGCTTTGATGCCGAGACCAAATCTGTCGGGCGCGCGACGGGCATTGAATCGGCATTTCTCAAAGGAAACACTCAGCTCAACTTGTTATATATCGGAGCACCAACCGATCTCGCACAACGATTGCCAAAAAATCAGACACTCCGGATCAAGCTGGAGCTCGACATTCAACCACCCCCTCACGCAAAGACAGAGGTTCGCACACAACTTCTCCCTAGTCCTTATCAAGTTACACTCTATGACTTGGGCAGCCTGTTTGCGGGCAAACTTCATGCCGTGCTTTGCCGTGGATGGAAGCAACGAATCAAGGGCCGCGATTTTTACGACTTTGTCTGGTATGTCGGACGAAAGATTAAGCCCAATCTCTTGCATCTCGACGCAAGAATGCGCCAGTCTGGTCACTGGAATGGTGCACTCATCGATGGCGACATATTACAGCGATTGCTAGAGGAACGCTTCGCAGCGGTCGATGTCCAACAGGCTGCAGAAGAGGTGCGGGTATTCTTGCCGGATCCGCGTGAACTCGATCTCTGGTCGCAAGAATTTTTCATCGATCTCGCCGGAAGAATTCGCACCAGTTGACGACTGCATCCTAGCAAGATGCCCAACTTGATCGAAGATCGCTTATCGTCATTGCTGGCCGAGTGGATGACCAGTCACCGTCCTGCGGAAATCCCTGAGTCCATTCCCTTTCATGTCGCACGTCGTGATGACATCCGCACACGCCCTTGCGTGGTTCTCAATCCCACGGAATCCAAGCCCATCACCGGCATGCCACACACCGCGCGCGTGAAACTGGACGTGCACTTGTTTTCCCAAGTGGATGATACCTCCGGCGAGGATCACGCAATGTGGGCGGGCAAGCTGGTATTGCTCATGCGCGACAAGGCGACCATGCAACTGGAACTCGATTCCGAATCGTTTTGCCTACATGACCTGATCGAGCGCGAGAGCGTCACCACCCCAGACGAATCTCGTGGTCGTGAAACCGTGCTGAGCTACGAGGCCGTGGTCTCTGCCGTTTGATGCAGTTGACATCAAGACAGCAGCAAATGTCTGCGACTTTCATCGGCACTACTGGTAACTGGGGCATCCCGAACGATCAAGCGGGGATCCTCATTACCGACCTCTCCTTCGACTACTCCAATCAGGAAAAACCTGTGCTCAACAAGAGCGGAGAAATCATCGGCCTTTCGCTCTACCAGGAGAAAGTCGAAATCAAACTCTCGGGACTGGTGGCCAAGACCTCGTCTTTCAGTGGCAAGATCGGAGCTGCACTTGCTCTCGCCAATGCCATTCCCGCGCACCTGCAACAGACAGGCGGCATGACGGTTCTGATGCAAGTCAGCCGCAGTCTCAACAACGAGGACTTCGAAAAAATCGACCTCACCGCAACCCACTACCCATTCCTCGCCGCTGTTGGTGGTGCTTGATCCTAACCTCCACGAGATCCCTCTATGAACGCCGTATCGCATCTTTCCTCCACAGCTACCAGCAATACCTGTCTTGCCGCTGCATTGACGGCAGTGGGCATCCCGCTTGCCGAGAAGCCATTCGTTCGTGTCGTTGGCGATGGTATCCGTGGTGAGCGCACAGTCTGGTTCTTCGAGCCTCAAAGCCACTGCGGCAAATTTGATACCAAGGCACTCATCGAGGGATGGCACAATGACGCTTGGCATCTCGCCAACCCAGAGCATCCATTCGCCTACATCAAGTGCGCACTTCTCAATCGCGCGCGCCTGGTGGACAAGGTGAAACAGGACGTGCCACTCGCCTGCGTGAAACGCCGGGGCAAGATTGCCTTCATCCCACTCGATGCCTCACCCTCTGTGGAAGATTTTTACCTACGCCACCTCTAAAACCATGAACGATCCCGACCGCCAAAAACTACTCTCATCCGCCTTCCATGACGTTGAAACCATCGTCGGCGGCAATGCCATGCGCCCGCTATCGCTGGCCAGTTACGATGTGCTTCTCAGAACCGGCAACCCACTGGTAAAAGGCGAAACGCCCACAGACGGCACGCCGGAATTCACCTCGGCAATCATGGGCTTTGTGTTCACCCACTGCGCCCCGTGGCCAGAAGTAGTGCGTGCATCGTTTCACGACCAAGGATTCCGAGAAGCCGTGCTGATTTTCTGCGGAGGACTCACTCCAGCGGATTTCCAAATCGCCTTCAAACGACTGGAAGAGCAAAGCCGTGAACTGGAGGCGGCGCAGGTAGAAACCGTGGGAGACCTCGGCGGAAAAAAGCTCCTCCCTGCGACGAACCCGGCTTCCTAGCCGCACAGGTATTCGCCGTCGCAGCAGAGACTGGGTGGAGCGAGGAACGGATCATGTTCATGCCACTGGCTCGACTAACGCAGTATCAGCACTGCCTGCTGCGGAGGAATGGAGTGAGGACGGAGTGGAGCAACAAAGGTGGAATGGGAACCGCGACCGATCAATGGAACGCGATTAAGCAGGCATGGTCGTTACACGGCCAATTGCAACCCTGTGAAAACTGATAAAACTTTACAGTCACTCGTAAATTTTTCATTATACGCCCGTGAATTTATCCTCCACTCTCATCAATCGCCTCACTGCGCTCAAGTCATTGTTAGATCTCGGTGACGTAGAGCTCGTTTTAGTGGCTTCCTCACGCCTCGACGAGCATCAGCAGGAGCCAGCCATCTGTGAAATCCAAGCAGCGCTGGGAGATCATCGCTATGCAGATGCCGCGCGAATGATTGAGAAGATGCTATCAGACGGGACACGATTGGCTCAATGGATCGATCCAGAAATCGCCCTGCTCGAAGCGGAGTATGAATTGCTTTCCACGGAGCTCACCGATCTGGAAGTAGAGCAGGCAGAGTTGGGGCATCATCTGTCGCGCTATCAGGCAGCATTTCATGAGTCTCTTGGTGAGCGACTGGCAAGACTATTGAAGTTGCGAATGCGCAAACTGCTGCGAGAAAGCAAAAGCAAACCAGAGAAGAAATTCTCCTACGAACAAGCCAAAAAGGACTTCGAGGATTTCGAGCAGGAACAAGAGACACGTCGGGAAAAGGACGCGCGCACGGCGTGGAATTTATCCGAGGAAGAACGAAAAGAGCTGAAACGTCTTTACCGCCAAGGCTCGAAACTCTGTCACCCGGATTTGGTGGCGGCTGAGCATAAGGAACCGGCAGCGCGCATGTTCATGGAATTGCGCAAGGCCTATGATGAGGGCGACCTCTCGCGCATCCGTCACTTGGTCGAACGCTGCGAGGCCGGGCTCTTTGATTCGATCCAAAGCGACGGCGATCAATCAGAGCGTAAGAAGCAGCGTCTGCGTGCGCAAATCGCTGGTATCCGAGAAGCGCTGGATCGTGTGCGACAGGACATCCAGACAATCCAAGAATCCAATACCTATCAAGTGATGATGCAACATTCTGATTGGGGGACATTATTTTCTCAGCAGGCACAGCTCTTGGATCAGGAAATCGAGCATTTGAACCAAGAACTTGAAAAGGAGAACGAAGATGGCATCTGAGGAAAACGAAAACAAGCTCATCATCAGCAACACCGGTGGACTGATACGCCGCATGGATCACCAACTAGAGTTGATGAATCGTGTGCTAGGGGAAATCGCCGAGCGTAAAACCGAGATCATCCAAACAACGCCGTCATTCATCGGTATGCGGGCTGGTGAGGAACGCGAATGGGAAATCGCCCCGGGAGTGAAGATGACATTTTGCTGGTGTCCTCCAGGAGAGTTTCTCATGGGGAGTCCAGAAACGGAGCAAGATCGATTTGCTGATGAAGATCAAGTTCACGTTTCTTTGACCAAAGGATTCTGGATGGCAAAAACGCAGGTCACACAAAAACAGTGGACTGCGATCATGAACAGCAATCCAAGTGAATTCATAGGCGACAATCTACCAGTTGAACAAGTGAGCTGGAATGATGCCCAAGATTTTTTAGCGAAGCTGAATGCGAAAATAGGTAATACTGATGGAGGAAAGATGATGTTGCCGACGGAAGCGCAGTGGGAGTATGCCTGTCGCGCCGGTGAATTAGGCCCATTCTCGGGAGGCACGATTGATCAAGTAGCGTGGTATTATGACAACAGCGGATTCGAAACGCCTCCAGTGGGCATGAAGAAGTCGAACGCATGGGGGCTTCATGATATGCATGGGAACGTGTGGGAGTGGTGCGCTGATTGGTATGATTACAATCTGCTAGGTGGCGTTGATCCTAGTGGGCCTGCTTCGGGCTCGTCCCGGGTGTTCCGGGGCGGCAGCTGGGGCAGCCTCGCGAGCGGCTGCCGCGCCGCGGGCCGCGGCCTCAATGCCCCGTCGGACGCGTACTACTACTACGGGTTCCGTGTGGCTCGCAGTTCAGTCCCCTAGCACAGCAGTAGCGGAGCGAACGGAACGGAGTAGCCAAGCGAGGGACGAGCGCAGGCAACGCAGTGAAGGGAGTGAAGCGGAGAGGCTTTCCCGCGAAGCTGGGTGATTTTTATGCACCAGTTGACTCCACCCCAAGCGCATGAGCGCACTCACCGTCACCCTTGGAGCCGACATCACTGCCTTGCGTCGATCGATGGCGGGTGCCACGGCCATGGTCTCTGCATCTGCCAAGAAAATGGCAAGTCTCACAGCCGCAGGGCTCAAGGTCGGTCTCGGTGCGGCACTCGCTGGTGGTGGCGTGGCATTGGCCGCTGGCATGAAGGCGGTCACTTCCGCTGCCGACTTCGAACAAACCAAAGTCGCCTTCACCACCCTCATCGGTGATGCTGCCAAAGCCGAGCAAACCCTCGCGCAACTGCGTGAACTTGGGGCAAAGACCCCATTCGAGTTTCCTGAACTCGCCGATGCCGGCCGTAAGCTCATCGCCTTTGGAGAAGGTTCCGACACGGTTGCCGCAACCCTCGCTCGCATTGGCGACGTATCAGCAGGCGTGCAGGCACCAGTCAACGAAATCGCCGAACTCTATGGCAAAGCGCGGGTCCAGGGACGTTTGTTTGCCGAGGACATCAACCAGCTCACGGGTCGAGGCATTCCGATCATCGGAGAACTCGCGAAGCAATTCGGGGTGTCGGACTCCGAGGTGAAAAAGCTCGTTGAGTCCGGCAAGGTCGGATTCCCCAACATCGAGCGGGCCTTCATCGATATGACTTCGCAAGGCGGCAAGTTCACTGGCATGATGGAGGCGCAGAGCAAAACCACCAACGGACTGTTCTCCACCCTCAAAGACACCATCAACGAGGTATTCCTCACTCTCGGCACGCCGATCAACGATGCCATTCGTCCCCTAGTGGAACAGGCCATCGCACTCGCTCAGAAACTCGCTCCCTTAGCTGCGCAGGCAGGAACCAAAATCCGCGATGCTGTGCAGTATGTGATTGCCATCTTCAAGAGCAGGCAATTCCTCAACCTCGTCGGCTCAGGACTACAACTCGGATTTGCCCAAGGCGTGAACTTCCTCTGGGCCACCCTGCGTGCCACCATCGCCGCTGCTGGCCAATACATCGTCGAGATCTTCAAGACGGCCATCACCTACTTCCAGGTGCTGACCACCGCCGACTTCTGGAAAGGCATGGGCAATGCCCTCATTGGCATCTTTCTCATCGCCGTTGGATTCCTCCAAAAAGGACTTGCCGAAGCCCTCGAAATCGCCAGACCTCTCGCGGAACTTTTTGGCAAAGGAGAATCGATCAACTCCGCCCAGGGAGCTCTCAGGGAATCTGCCGACGTCCTCGATGCCGAAGCCGCTGCCCGCTACAGCGATGCCGGTGACCAACTCGGACCACTTGCGGCCAAGGTGGCAGAGAGGCTCAAGGAAGCAGGAGAAAACATCGTTGGACGCTTCGGTGAAACCTTTCGCAACACCGCTGAGGTGATCGATACCAGCGCCATGCGTGAGCGCATGAATGAGGTGATGGGAACCATCCGCGATGCCCTGCCCAAGCCCGAGGAAATCAAACAAGTCGCTCGTGCCACCACTCCAGGAAAATCCAACGTCCCCAATCCTCTGGCCCAAGCAAGCACCACGACAATGGATCCCATCGTCACCTCACTCGGCAAGGTCGGTGGTGGTGGCTATTCGTCTGGCACTCTCGATGCTCAGCGTGAGAACAACCGACTGACCAGCGAAACGAATCGGATTCTTCGTGCGATGAGCGAGCGAATCAAGCCAGGTGGTGGCGCATCCGTGACTGCCTTCGGTTGACGCCGTGCTCCGGCGTATATGCCGACACACGTTTCCATTCAACCCGGACGCCTCTATCCGCAGCCAGGCTACAGCGTTCAGGTCGATAAAGAGGGCAAGTGGACAGCCACGCAAGTTTTCCTGTGCCATCGGAATTCTGCGGTGCAGCTGATGCCACGCCCCAACACCATTCACCCAGAAATTGGATTCATCTCAGTCGCTCAATCAACCGTGAACTTCACCGAGGGCGACCTTGCGGAAATCACCTGCCACTATGCGGGAGCTGAGCCCAAGGAGGATGAAAAAGAGAATGCCGTCTATACCATGGGCCTTTCGCTCTCCGAGGAACCATTGCTGAGTCACAAACGCTACAAGGATCTTCCTGCCAAGGAACTGGAGGCGCTCCAGTTGATCCAGTCTGGCAAGGACAAGGACGACCAAGGAAACAAGCTGCGAGACAAGGTCGAAAGCCAGCGAGGCAAGGAGGCTCTGAAAAAGTTCGAGCGCGGCCAGACCAGTTACTACAGCCCGCGTGTGATTTGGAAGGAAAGCTGGGTGAGAAACAAGGAGGTGAAGGCAACGGAACTCAACAACATCGGCAAGATCGACGAACCACTCGGCCCGGTGCCGTCCTTAGCTTCTGGGCGCAACTGGTTGCTCAATGGCGTGACTCAGACGCAGGAAGGCAAAGCATTTCGCATCGAAATGGAATGGCTCGCCAGTGATCGTGGCGGATGGGACGCAGAAATTTACAACGATTGATTCTCATGCGCTTGCCACAAAGAAAAAAACCGGGTGATCCGATTCTCGCTGCCGACTGGAATCTGCTGTTGGAAGCAATCGCTGCGCGCACACCTCGGCAAGGTGCTGGACTGGAATTGATCGCCTCGTCAGGAGGATTTGCCTATTCGCGCCAATCGTCAACAACGGCGCCCCATGCAGGACTGCCACCATTCTCGGTGATCGGCATTGAAAAAAAGGAAGGCAGTTATCTGGTGACCATCAAGGAGGGTTGGGTGATTGAGCGCAAGCCCAAGAGTGAGTCGAAGCCCACCGTCAAGTTCCACATCCCAAAGGCTGGAGACAAGACACTCGACACGATCCCACGTCCGCAGATTGGCATGGCCATTGGTGACACGCTGTGGTGTCGCTTCACTACCGATTCCATGGGCGAAATTTCTGAGGAGCCAGAGATCTTTTCCTCCGCTGAGGACCAAGAAGGCAGTCACTACTATCCTGAAGATCCCGAGGGCTCGGGGAGTGATGGTAATTACGCCGTCAAGCTCTTCAAGCTCATCGACGACGGCGGCTCACCTGCGGTTAGTGTCTATCAACAAAGCGACATCGAGCATTGGGCGCAACTGTGGAAGGGCGAGAATCTGGGGAGTGGATCGCGGGTGTTCAAAGAGCACAACGAGGAGGAAAACGTCTACAAATTCCGCAGAATTGATCGTCGAGCATCACAGCATCAGATCGATGTCATCGAGGAAGCCGACGTCATTCGAGTGCAAGGGAATGACAAGGATGGCACTCTCGCGATCGAAGGAGACTCCAGCTCCAGTGAACCCTTTTTGGAATGGAAGGACGGACTCATGATTACGGAGGGAGAGAAGAAGTTATTCGTCCGGGAATTCATGATTTGCGAATACGGCTCAGCTCGCACAGTAAAATTCATCACGCTCGACTAACCATGGCACACCTCATCACGCCCATCATACTCGACGGCGAAGCATACTGCTGCCAACCTGCCACCCGCCGCACGGCTGCCATCCTCAGCGATGCCGCGAAAGAGCTATCACCAAACCAGTGGGAAATTTACCGCGCCGCCCAAGATGACACCATCAAGACGGGTGCGGTGAAATTCGGCGTCTGCTGCGCCAAACAAATCGTCATCACTCTCGAAGGCGAAATTGAAACACTCAACGATAGCTATGACTGGATCCGCGTCTTGCACAATGGCATCGAGGTGTTTTTCCACGAAAGCACTCAAACCAGCGAGGACCCGGATGATGCCGTTGCCGTTGGTCCCTTTGCCGTTACGTTAGAATTGGAGGATCGGCCGTGTGGTCATATCTTTGAGATCACCGGATCGACAGGCGATGGCAATGCCAACAATGATGTGTTTTGGAAGGCCTCTGTGGCCATCAGTTGACAGGCTAGCAACAGCGTGAAGCTCTACGTTGATCTGGAAACACTACAACTGATTGAAGGCCCTGGATTCCGCAATCCGACTTCGTCTCTGCGATTCAAGCGCGGGGATGCAGCACAGATCGAGGTGACCTTCCTCGCCGGTGGCACGACTCCCGTGGCGATTGGCGATCCGCTCAACTTGGAAATCCAATTCGGCATCAAGCCCCGCAATCGCTACGACATCGGCTACCTCGTTCGCTCGGCAAGCTGGATCATGCCTACTACAGCGCCACCCATCTATCGCTGCTCGCCCTCGTTCAATACCATAGAGCTCAATTCCGCTCTCGGCGTGGGATCGGCCACCGGCTCAGAGCTTGCGGAAATCACTCTGATGGGTGAAATCACTTGGCGTGAAGGCTCTGAGGAGCCGACATCCACACGCACGTTTTTGGTTGTGGTGGAGAATGACGTGAATCGCGGAACGGAAGGCGTTCCCACCAGTGCGGAGCCTCCTTACCCGGCACCTGAGAACATCGTGACCACCGCTGCAATTACCGAAGCTCTGGCCAATCACAGTAATGCCGCTGACCCGCATCCGAACTACTTGCGTCACGATGAGCAAGAGACCTTGAGTGCTGAAGAACAAACGAATGTGCGGGCAGCCATCAACGCGCCTGAAGCACCACCGTATCTGAACCTGCCCATGCAGTTCATCGATGACGTCTGGCATGTGAGCGTGCTGGATTACCAACCATCCAATAGCAGTGATGCGATGACCGGGGGCACGCCTGGATGGCGCGGTAGGATCGCCTGCTACAACGAGCTCAGTTGGATCTGCATCAAAGACGACATGACGGAAGCCAACGACGGTTGGCGCAAACTTTGGTATACGATTCTGGGACCACCGCAAGTGACGGTTGTTCTCATCAACAGCTACGAGAGTTTGACATCATTCGGCATATTGGAAGCGGGAATGAACTACCGTGTCAGGTTTGATAACTTCAGCTCCATTCCCAACGGCGGAATCTTTGGGATCACCTACGTGAACAACGGATCGGCGTCGGTCTCCAATGTGCAGTTGGTGGATTCTGCGTTCATCAGTGCCAACATCAGCAATACGGCCGACTTCACAGCGGAACTCACCGAGGAACCAACGAGTGCCAGCGATATTTTCGCCGAGTTCACATTCACTGCCGATTCGAGCTTCGATTGGGCGGGCTACTGCATCTTTGGTTACTACGCCTCTGGGTTGGAAGTTTCCTTCACCGTCACCATCACTCCATTGCCATGAGCCAAACCACCAACAACAATCTTGCTTTGCGTAACGCCCGAATCGCACGTCGCAGCTTACTGGAATCGACGTGGAAGAGACGTCTTGCCCATGGGATCACCGTAGGCGAGAGAACGCTGCGTTGCGAAGAATCTGACCGGAATGCATTCAGCCAATTGCTCGTCATGCTGGCCGAAGCTGAGCGACTCGGGCAACTGCCAACAACCATCCCGATCACGGATCATGCAGGACAAATCCACATGCTCAGCGTACCAGACCTGCGCGGACTCCTACTCGCCTATGGCAACGTCTACCAGAGCCTGTGGTCACAGAAAGCTCAATACCACGCCGCTATCGAACAAGCAGAGACGGTAGAGGCCGTGAATCAAATCTCGATCAACTTTCCCTAACCATGCGCACCAACCTCGAAAGCGATTCCATTCTCACCGCCACAGTAGGCATTGCTTCTCCCGTGCTCGGAGTGATCACCTCATTTCAAGAACAGATCGAGTGGACGCTGCGTGTGGCATCCTTAATCGTCGGCCTCATGGTCGGAGCCATGTCCCTGATCGCCATGGTCAAGAAGATGCGGGGGAAGTGATCCAGTTCTTGCGGGGGACGCTCCAGTAAGCCCACGTTGACAAATCCCCCCGTTGTCATGAAGTAACTA